GCGATTCTGAAGAACGGGCCAGCATGATGCATCGGCGCGGGTTTCCGTCCGTTTGCGTGGTTCCTGCTGATGATCAGCGGACGACTTGGCACGATCAAAACGGCGTCAAGTTTCTGACGTGTCCGGCGCAGACCGGTAACACTACATGCGACCGCTGCAGACTATGCGCTAAAGCGGATCGCGGTTTTGTTGTGGCGTTCCGCGCTCATGGGTCAAAACGGAAGAAAATCAGCGCAAGGCTTGAAACGGTCGGCTGAATTGCTACAATACAGACAAGCGGAACACCCACCGCACAATCCACTGACCCCATGCTTTCCAATCTCTTCACAGGTTCCGCCATCGTTGGCGCTGCCTATGGTTCCATCCTTGCCGGTGCTTCCCTTTTAGGGCTGTTCACCCCTTGCCCATACGCTACCCAAGCACAGTGTCAGCAGATGCGAGGCAGCGCCGCAAACCTTTACGGAATGTCCCTTGCGGTGCTAGGTGCCGCGGGTGCTGCCTATGCCGTTGGCCGGTTCACTGAAGAGGTCTAAGCTGTTCTCACTACGGTTTGGTCTCTCTCCTGACAGCCGACTAAATAAGCTCAGGCCGGATCGCAGTGGCTGCAACGGATCCGGCCAGTCGCCAGGTCTACTGTCACATTTCGTACCATTGCTGTCACTGATCGGCGCTAGGCGACTGATCACCACTGCTGATGTTTCGGAGTGTTGCTGGCACGTTGGCAGCTGCGGCTGGTGTATTATACTAAGGGAGAACCGGACAACACCACCAACAACCGGTTTTTAAAAAATCAATGTTCACTTCAACGTTCGCAATCCTCCTAGTTTGCATCACCCTTCCCATTATTTTTCTCCTTTGGCTAACTGAATCCCCACACACCAAAGTAAAAAGAATGTACAAAACAAAACGCTATTCGCAACAACAACTCGCCGACATCTTCGGAGTCTCACGTTCTACAATCCGCCGAAGATTAGCAGCCGCCTAACTATAAAGAATTCTACTGAGAATCGTTCGCAGTAGCGCCGCGTCTCCCCAGGCCAGCGCTATTGCGAGCCCCTCGCAACAGGGGGTAGGGTTCGGCCGCGCACAACAGCCATACGGAGTCAGGGAACCTCCACGAACATCACACAAAAATTCTACTGTAATAGGGGGCAGGGGTCAAGTTTCTTATGTAGCACAGCCGCTGTGGCGAAAAATACAAGCACCCGTTATGTTGGCTGGAACGTTGTTATTCTTTAAGTAGGATTCTGTGAATCTCGTGCAAGAAAAAGACGCCTCTGTGGGGCCTAACGAAGAACCCAAAGAGAACAAACACGCGCCAAAGATCACTCGTACAGCATTTCGCAAAAACGAGCGAGTCAAGCGCCTGTACCTGCGCCAACTCGAAGGACTCCCAGCCAAACAGCTCGTCCTCGACCACGCCAGCAAAGAACAGATCAGCGAAGAAACGGCCTGGCGCGACTGGCGTGAAGTCACAAAACTTAACGACCAAGATTTCGCGCAAGAGCGCGAGACCTACGCAGCCCGCATCTTCTCCATGCGGCAAAAAGTCCTTAACGCCGCCTTAAAACGCGGCCAAATGAACACCGCCGCGCAAGTTCTCGACTCCCTGGCACGTCAAATCGGCTGCGACGAACCCACCGCCACCGAATCGCTCCCCGAAATCCGCGTTCGCGTCGAACCACCGGCCCCAATCGCTGGTTCGGAAGCGGCCCAACTACCTCCAATCGACGTAATCGAGACCGAAAATGTCGAAACCGATTGACGTAGCCCTACGACCAGCGCAATTCGAAGTATTTACTAGCCCCAAACGCTTCCGCGTCCTCGTTGCAGGCCGCCGCTTCGGCAAAAGCTACCTCGCCTGCATCGAACTACTACAAAAGGCCGCCAACGCACCCGGCGAAACCTTCTTCTACTGCGCCCCCACCTACCGCATGGCGAAGGACATCGCCTGGAAAGTCCTCAAAAAACTAATCCCACCTGTCCTGGTACGTAGCAAGAACGAAACCGACCTCAAAATCGAGCTTGTCAACGGCGCAACCATCGAACTAAAGGGCACCGAAAACGCCATGGCCCTCCGTGGCCGCAGCCTTTCTGGCGTTGTCCTCGACGAGGCCGCGTACATGGAACCCGGTGTCTGGTTCGAAGTCCTCCGTCCCGCACTTGCGGACAAACAAGGCTGGGCACTGTTCATCAGCACACCGGATGGAACGGCGAGCTGGTTTTACGACATGTGGTGCTACGTCCCAGAGGACAAAACCGGCGACTGGCAGCGCTGGTGCTTCACCACCATTGAAGGCGGCAACGTCCCACCCGAAGAAGTAGCAGCAGCTCGCGCCCAACTCGACGAACGCACGTTCCGCCAAGAATTCGAAGCCTCCTTCGAAAACCTCAGCGGCCTCGTAGCCATAAGTTTTGCTGATGCAAACATCTCAAAAGATGTAAAAGACTTACCAGTGCTGCCACTACTACTCGGCGTTGACTTCAACGTCGATCCAATGACCGGCATCTGCGCCGTCAAAAAAGGCGACGTCCTCTGGATCTTCGACGAAATCATCATGACCGGTGGCGCTACTACATGGGACTTCTGTGAAGAAGTACAGAATCGCTACGGCGTGGATCGTCGCATCATCAGCTGCCCTGACCCCACTGGCGGCGCCCGCAAAACCCAAGGCGTTGGTACGACGGACCACAGCATCCTCCGCAAATCCGGCTTCACCGTCTCCACCCCACGCGCCCCGTGGAAAATCCGCGACAAGATCACCTGCGTCAACACCGCACTCCTCGACGCGACTGGAACGCGCCGCATGTTCATCCACCCGCGTTGTAAAGAATTGATAAAAGCACTCCGCACTTTGACTTACGCCCCAGGCACCGGCCTCCCCAACAAAAACCTTGGCGTTGACCACGCCTTCGACGCCCTCGGCTACCTATGCCTACAAGTATTTAACCTCGCAAAACCCGAAAATATCGGTGGAACGCAGTATCGTGTGTGGTAGATGCTTTAACTTCAATGCCCGGACATTACGGCCACGGCGGTAAGAAAAAGCCCAAAGGCAAGGGCACCAAAAAGAAGTAGAATTGGACTGTAAGTAGCCAGATCCATGCCTAAAAAGCGCGGTCTCTACGCAAACATTCAAGCGAAGCGTAAGCGGATCGCTGCAGGATCTGGCGAGAAAATGCGTAAGCCCGGATCAAAAGGCGCACCAACCGCCGAAAACTTCAAAGCAGCCGCCAAAACCGCCAAAAAGCGTAAACCCAGGAAAAAATAATGGCAATCGTCAACGTCACCGACACCAGACGTTACACCAACGTCGTCGAATACACGGGTGGCGCGATGACCGCCGTAAACGACGAGATGCGTATCCCCGCGCACGCCTCCGAATTTACTTTTGCCCTGGAAGTAAGCGGCGGCGCTAACTTTCAGCTTGCATTTGAGGCTAGCTTCAACGGCGGCACCAGCTGGTACGAAATCGACACCAGCAAAACCATCAACTCCAACGGCGAATACGTCTACTACTACAGCGGCAAAAGCACCTCAACCATCCGCTGCCGAATCGACTCTATCTCATCTGGAACGCCTAGTGTTACGCCCCACATAGCCGTCACTTTCAACGGATAATGGGCACTCGCATTGTTCCCGGCTTCTGCACCCACATGGAAGTGGACGCCGAAAGCCGCATGACTGAAGCAACGTTTGCTTTCATGACACCACAAGACCCAGAAGACTTCGCGGGTCTGATGGTACGGCTAGGGTCAGGTATAGAGGTCATGATTGAGGTGGAGGACGATGATTGAGTATCGCGGCGAAAAGTTTTCCGGTTACAACAAGCCGAAGCGCACGCCAAGCCACCCAAGTAAATCACATGCAGTCTTGGCAAAAGACGGCGACCAAGTAAAACTTATCCGCTTCGGCCAACAAGGCGTAAGCGGCAGCCCTGAAGGCAGCGCCCGCAACAAATCATTTAAAGCACGCCACGCCAAAAACATCGCCAAGGGCAAAATGTCCGCCGCCTACTGGGCCAACCGGGTGAAGTGGTGAGTATCTGTCAAAATGACAATAAAGTAGGCAACTGACCGTGGTTTACAGCGCAAACATCCCACCCACTGGTGCGTCGGTCAGCGAATCGCCGTTTGTCCGCGACCTAGAAGTAATCGCCATGATGGCGGACTGGCAGATCATGGCTGCCGTCACCCGTGGCACCAACTATATCCGCGACCTAAGCGAAACATTTCTACCCCAAGAACCCAGGGAAGATGACGATGCCTACCAAACGCGCATCGACCGCTCAGTCCTCTCCCCATACACCAGCCGTTTAATCGAAACCGCCGCTGGTGCGATTCTCCGCAAACCGATCCACATCGAAGGCGACAATTACTGGCTTGAGCTAAGTGAGAACATAGACGGCATCGGCTCAAACATCAATGAGTATGCGCGTCGCGCTTTGGTTAGCAGCCTTACCTATGGCCATAGCGCAGTTTTGGTTGACTACCCTGCTGCCACTGGTGCCCGAAATCTGGCTGAAGAGCGTGCGATGGGACGACGTCCCTATTTCGTGCATGTGGACGCCGCACAGATCTGGGGATGGCGTCAGGCAGATTACACAATGCCCGGCAGTCCGCTCACGCAAGTCCGAATCCACGAATACGCCACCCGCCCCCTGAACGACTTCGGTGAAGAGCAGGTGGAGCAGATGCGTGTCATCTACCCAGGCCGTTATGACTTGTACACGCTGGGCGAAGACATCGTCGAATTTTCCCAAACCGGGGGCTTCAGCCTGGACGAAATTCCAGTGGTGCCCATTTACAGCA